TCAATTTACATTATCCTTCTGATCTGCAACAACTTGTTCAAAATATTTACTTGCATAGAACAAAGCATCTTCTAAAATTCTTGTCATTTTCAAATCCTCTGGTCTAACATCTGGATAAACCGTATTTTCAAATTCTTTGTACTTCACAATGTAATTATCTATAAAATCAGTTGTGATCCTTGCACTAACCTGTTTACTTTGTTTCAAAGATAACCCCTCCAAATAATATGATTAATTACATTGTAATACAAAATAATACATTGTCAACCTTTATGAAAACAACTCCATTATTAATAACGTTGTATACGTAGCTATTGCAAAACATAATTCTATAAATTTATCCACCCCCTATGCACCCCTTTCAACTTTACTCATGAACACTGTTCTTTCAAGACGTTCAATCTTCGCATAACTATCATATAAATTCCTTAAATTATCATCCTGTAAAAAAGATTTTCTATATAACAATCTTAATTTTTCCTTACCAGTTGGCGAATCAATGTTATTCGAATAATCAACAGCATCATAACATTTCATAAACGTCCATCTACCACCCAATGTGCGACATTCAACAACATCATTAGCTTGTTCCCTCAAAGGTTTCGCAACCCTCGTAAATATTTGAGAAGTACAAACAATTTTCACCCTTTGCTTTCTTTGTTGCGTGATCTCAGACAATAACGATTCAGGAAAGTTTTTCCACGCACTAGAACTAAACTCATTTTGAATTTCATCTATAGCAAAAATAACACCATCAGTACCATTTTGAATTTTAAAGAAATCTCCCCAATCGACCATCGGTCGAGATTCATGAATATAACTATAATTCGTAATAATCAACGCTTTCGGATATTTAACCCTCATTCTTTCAAGATATTCAGTCATTGCCATTGTCTTGCCAGCACCTTGCCTACCACAATACATAGTCAAACCAAACTCTTCAAAACTAGAACCATTTCTCATTCTTTTATATACATCAACGATTTTAACGACAAAGAACGAAAAAAATTTAAGAAAGAATCCTTTTCCTGTATAATCTTTTACTTTTACTTTTTTCTTTTTCATTTTTAATTTACCCCCGGGATTTTTCTTATTATCCAATTTGCTATCGAAATAATCATTGTCATGTTATGCAATACAAAAAATACGCTTATACAAGCCATTAGAGTACCCATTGGCATAACATAAGCCACACCATTCATAACACTCGAAACAGACGATATAGCACCAATAAAACCTTGAGGGAAACTAATATCTGGTATCAAACTTATTACAAAGGTAGCTATACCAAAAAATATATTTACCAATAGTTCCAATAACATTATTTAATAACCCCCGAACTAATTTTTCTATATGCCCAAAAACCTGTAACAATTATCATCATTCCACTAATTAAATTTCTTGCATACGGAACGGCAGCCATTATATAAGTTGCATCAAAAAATTCCACACGACCATAAATAGGCAAAACAACATTCACATCAGCAAATTCTTTTTCTTGAACATTCAACACACTTGTAAAACTAGTCTTCAATTCTTCAACTGGTGCAACCTTTGAATTAAGAGCATTTGACAACATTTCAAACCCAGTTAACACTTGCGAAGAATCTTCTGGAACAACAAGATAAATAATTTTCTCTATTAAAAACTCGATAAATTCAAAAATATCCCCAAACAAACCACCGAGGAAATCCCAGAAATTCGTTTTTTCTCCTTCTTCACCTATCAACTCAAATTTAAATTCCTTTAATATTTCTTTAATATCACCAATCAAAACTTGTAGGTTATCAAGTTGTGGCATAAAGGAATCCATCCAAGCACCGAATATTTGCCACGGTACAGAATTAATAGCACCAACAATATTACTTAATGAATTAGTTATAGAATTTGTATTATCAAACATTGCTTCATACAATTGCCAAATAGCTGAATGAATAGATTCTAGCAAACCTTTTAACTGACAAATACAATCATTCGGATTAGGTTCTACCGGAACATTAAACGGTGTTAAATAAGGAATACCATCATCAGGAGGAATTAAAAATTCACCTGTATCACAATCAATTTTATAAAAATCACTATCATAACAATGCTCTATAGCCTCATTAGTATCTATATAAAGTTCTTCTTCACCTAAGACACTCCATTTCAAACGATTATCCCTTTTATCATCTAACGGAACTCTATGATCTGGATCATATAAATCACGAGCAATGAACCCAGGTCCAAGAACTTTATGAGAAGAAGTCGTATTATTAACATTGTTAATCAAATCCAATGAATGTTCCCCAAATGTATTAAGATACAAATGTTGTTGTTCCATTTGAATTTCTTCTGGATCAGTACTACCAGTTGCCACTTTCCTATTCCAATCGTACTTATGAGAATAACCAACAAATTTAAATGGAACTATACCATCAAAGAAAAGCGTACCATCACCAAAAGAATCGAATCCTCTTCTAAAAGATTTATGATCATATTTTGTACCATAAGTATCACAAGGAATTTCTTTCTTTTGATTAAATACTTTATTTTTATCTTTCAACGGATAGCATTTCAAACCCCATTCGTTGTAATAGTTACAATCAACAGTTTGAACAAACGCAGAATTTACATTGTTATTATATTTATTTAGTAATCTTTCATAATCTCCACTAGATATCGCAGTACCATGCCTAGAAGGTTCTAAAAAATTAAATTTTTCCACATCAGTAAAGCCATTGAACAAACCTACAGTATCACTAGAATACGGACATGAACCAAACCTCAAAGTACAATCCTTAAGACTTCCGTAATTGTTGTAACACAACCCATCACCAGTAGGTTCTTCACAATCAATTTCAACCCTTTTTGGAATCCCTTCTAATGTTGGAGACCACTCTTCAGTAATATAGGTATAACATTTTCCATTACCATCACCACATTCAACTTCTTGGCCAGCTAAGTTCAAACAAGATCCATTAACATCTTCCCATTTTATACCCGAGCCACCACCACCAGAATTTTCATCATCTGGACGACCTAAAATAATGCCACCGTCTGCTTTCTTACTGCACCACATACTATACTTATTTTCATTATTGATGCATTTGTGCAAATCCCCCCAGAAGTCGTCAATAGGAAAATCGGCATTTAAGGATGTTTTAGCATCCTCCCGTTCGGCATTGCCGACCGTCGGATGACTAATTACATTCTTAAGTTCGTCATTTTTAATTATTGAATCATTTTGGAGATTGTTTCCTTCAAATTCAACAAATTCAATATCTTCTTGAACAGGTACACCGTCAGAAGAAGAACGCTCATCATCATCATAAGTAGTAGCAAACGCACGAATATCAAAGTTGCTAGAACTGGTTGAAATATAACCATTGTTAAAAAAAAAAGAAAAACCACTAAAAACAAACCTAACTTCAATTTCATATTTTTTTCACCCCTTAATTTAAAAAAGGATAACCAAGTTGTGTTTATTCAACTGGTTACCCTTAAGTTCTTATAATTGCTTTAGTTAAAACATAGACTTATAATTAATTTGAGTTTTTACAACTAAGCATATGAAGAGGAATCAACTCTTTTATATGCTTTTTTTTTTCATTAACCTTTAGCGAATGTTTTAATTAATTTCGGTATAAATCGAATACCTGCAAACCCTGCTACTAGCGCAATTCCGACTGGTACGATAACAGCAGCGTTGTCTGTAAACGCTGTTAAAATCGGTGCTAAATCTGCTGCTTTTACTACATATGTTGAAACTCCGTCCATTTTGTTTCACCCCCTTTCAATGCCAAAAGATCAAATAAACGCTTTTATCATCTTCCAAAAGAAGAGAACAATTAAAACCCCCGGAATAACAATCAGACCGTATATACTAATAACATGATCAGATTCAGTCGTATAATTTTGGTATTCCTTTATTTGCGTTAATTCTTCTGTCATTAAAACAAGTTGTCCATTTAATGCATTCAATTGATCTGTATAATCTATTTGTCCATTTGAAACATCAGCAATGGCAGACATAACTTCCGTTTTAAATTCTTCTTCTTTTTGACCTTCCTTCAATTCTTGTTCTTGCAATAAAGCCTTTTCTTCTTCTAACAATACTTTTTCTTGTTCTTTCAATTCTTGTTCGTTCGTTATCGCATCAACAAGTTCACTTATACTATTTTCAACTTCTGATAAGTCTTTTACTTCAACAATTTGATCAGTACTAACAATTTCTTCTGATTCCATATATTTAGTTTACTTTTTTAATTGATGTCGCAATAAATTGCGTGTTGTCATAAGGAGTCGTCAAATTCCCATCTAAAACGACTTTTTGACCTTTTCGAATATCAGCAAATGCTGATTCTGGAATAGAAATTGAATCGTATGAAATTAAATGATTCTCAAACGTTTCTGGATCAGCTAACTTTAATAAATGATATGGTTTCTTTGAGTTCTTACCAATCCCAGAGTTTTCTTCTAAAAATACTAATGTTTTCAATATTATCCCTCCATGTTCTATTTTTTTATACGAACGTATTTTCGTACGTACCGTATTGTTTACTTTTTAAATATATAAAAAAAACCACTATAAGTATATAGTAGTTTAGTCCTTAATTTTCCATATTTCTCTTATTTTCTACTTCCTTTTTCCTCTTATCCCTTAAATACATTTTACTTGCCACTGTAAATAATTTCGATTTATTTACTCCATCTTCAATCAATTCGAATAATAATTCTTCATCAACTGAAATAGTTAACTTAGCCTTTACTTTTCCTCTTTTTCTCCCCATAGATAATCACCGACCGTTTTATTTTTATATCTATTTTAGTATACACGTTAACTATAGGGAACGTTTTATCTATATATAACCAATTGTTTTATATTTCATTTTCATTTATAATTGTTGATAAGAACAAATTGTTTTTTGAATTTCTGATTTCGAATAATAATTATTGTATGTGGTCGAATACTTATCCGAGTATTCGGCTTTTCTTTTTTCTAATATTTCTATTTGGTCAAAATCATTTAATGGCAAATATTCAACCTCTGGTCGTTTCAAACCCCTTGATACAAAATATTTCTTCTTACCTAGATATTCATTATATGTATCATCATTATCATTGAGAGAATTAAAATTCTTCACCAGATACTTTACTAAATATGTAGACATTTTTTCTTTATCTCTAATTTCCTCTACATCCGATTTACCATAAACCCATTTTTCTATCATTTTTCCATTTCTTCTTTTTTTAGTTTTATAATCAACATCCAACCATTCCGGTGCATCTATCAA